AGGAAAAGAACGTGAGTTAGAACAAGCTAACGAGCAGATAGAACAGCAAATAGAAGAACTAGGCTGGGACGTAGATTGTGACGAAGATGGTCCATTTATTTGCATAGCAGAGAAATAATATGATAGATGGATATTTATTTCTAAGTGATTGGTTAGACCTAGCATTAGTAACAAGTACATTAATGTTATTAATAATGTTCTTTATAATGACACTAGTTTTGAAATCATTAACTAAAGAACGTGAACATCTATCTAATCAAGTAGAATATTGGAGGCAACAAGCGTTGTCTCAGAAACACCGTGACGAAGAAAATTAACTCGATTCCAATATCCGGAGATGAGGCTGACTTCGAGTGCTCAAGGTGTGGAAGCACAGAAACAGAATATGAGGAATACTACAGCAGTTCAAGAGAACCAGATGTATCCGAACTAGGCATTATATGTCTAAAGTGCGACCACCACGAGGACCCAGATGAGCTAAGTCTCCGGGTAGAGTCTAGAGTTATGGAACAATATAAAGATAATTAACCCTAAAATAAGGAGACACGTGTGATACGTAGAATAATAAGAACGATTAAGTATATGTTAATGCCTTGGAAAAAGGCAACCAATGCGTTATGGTTTCAAATTAGGAATCACCAGAAACGTATTAATGCAATTACTTTTAAGTTAAATGAACTAGAACTTTCTTTGGAAGGCGTTAGTGGTGCTCAGGAATCGAGTAAGCCACGCCGGGGACGCCCTCGTAAGAAATCTTCATAACCCCGAACATTGGAGGAAATGTCATATGGCAAAGGTACTAGTACAAACCTTCGGTGGAGTTGTAAAGACGATGGACGCAGATAATCCAGCAGGATTGGCTGAGAGTCTTGGTATCTCTTTAGACAACACCACTATCAATGTTAATGCTAAGAAAGCAGAGCCAAATGCGTCACTAAGAGATGACGACTTTGTTGCTTTTGTTACTGATAAGGTGACATCTGGCTGTTAGTAATTAACCCGTGATTCGTGTAGCGTGGCGTGAAGCCAATAGTAATAAAACCGACTATGTGAGACAGAATATACTGTAAAAAGCCGGACCGTCACGCTTACGATGATTCCAATGAAACAGGAGAGATATGGAAATTAAACTAAAATCACTACGTTCTAAATTACTCGCAGTTAAAACGTGGTTACAAAAGAATGCGAGATATCAGAATACTGAGATGAATGATGAGAACGCACTAGCAACAGCTACCTATTATATAAATAAAGTAGATGTGCACAATGTGCGTAGAATAAGACAGTACGACCACGATGACGACTCATATTACTTTTACTATACTTTTCGTGTAACAGTAGGCAAACCAAAATTCAGAGGTACAGTAAACTATACATTACATCAACATAGTTTATTGTTTAATACAGGTAACCCGACATCAGTCAGGCTTGTAGAAGATTACGACTTTGAACCTTGGATTAGTAATATTGCTGAAGCACAGATGGGTACAAGTGCAAACAGGGCACAGGCTTGGGCAGAAGATAATATATATTCTGGTCATCCACACGTCAATGAGTATGGTGAACCTTGTTTAGGTGGTTGGGCTAACGCTTGGTCATCTTGTATAGCAAGTGGCAACATACTATCATTGTTGCCTGTCGCACAAAGTTTTCTAAATACGTGGACTTCAAATGACGCATACTATGATATTAATTCATTATATCGTAGCTACAGAATAATACCCACACATTTTAGAAAGCTAATGTCTATGTCAGATTTTATGACACACACACATTTGTGGTACAAATTTATTAGAGACACAGATGGTAGACGTCACTTTAGTCATTACAAGTTTTGTAGATGGGTTGCTTCTAACGAAGATGAAGTATCAGCACTCGTATACAAAGAAGGTTTTGATTTCATTAAGTTGTATCATTGTTACAATGGTGTCCGTGTTAACAAGCAAATCAAACACGACACAGAATGCAAAATGAAAGAAAAACTTTACAAAGGCATAGAAGTAATACGCAATCTACACGCTATTGCATATTCTAAAGTAGAAGATGGTCTAGGTCATCCACCTACGTCACTTATAGAAGGTCTTGTTCAAGAAACAATGATTGACAAAGGTAGATTATACATACCTAAACCTTGGTCTTCAACAGAATATACGTGGCTCAGGTCTACGTATACTTTCATAGATTACGTAGGTAATCAAATAGAAAGGCAAGTACGCAGTATGCGTAACGACAGTAGTTATTCTATGAGTATTCAACAAATACTACATTTTAACTACAATGCTCACAAGAATATTAGATATACTGATTTCCAGTACATCGAACCAGAACATATTAAAGAAGGTGTTATTTATTTTAACACTAACGACTCAGATAGAGAAGCTGGTATAGATATGTGGTATGCAGTAAACAATATTCTTACAGAGTTTGGTTACGAACAAAATTGCGTAAGGTTTGACCTTGGTGGTGACAAATACGCAGAAAGTATTATTGACGCATTGTTTGCGATAGATAATATAAGATTGACACAAGAACAAAAAGACGAATGGTCAAACAGAATTGCATACAAAGCTCTATGTAATTACGAGAACAACTTATCAACATTCATAACTAAAGGAATACAGAATGGCAAAGAAAAGTACAAACCCGTCATTTCAGATAATGGTTTCGGAAATGATGCACAACAAAGTCAGTTATCTCTTGAAGCGTTTTAAGGACACAGAATGGTCAGGTCCAGCGTGGTACAAGATATTAGAAACTGAAAAGAACGGCTTTCCTAAGAAAGTAGAACTAGCATATTTCAAACCAATACATTTAGGTCACGGTACAGAAACCGAAATTGACGGCGAGAAGCTAGGTAAACTATTACCTAAGCTTTACAAAACTATGCCAGACCTTAAAACGTGTTATCTAGGTTTGATACATTCACATCACACTATGGGTGCATTCCTCAGTGGAACAGATAAAGACACAGCCAGAGAACAAGCAACCAACGATGGTTTCTTTTTCAGTACTGTTGTTGCTTCCGAGAAGGACCCTTATGCGTGTTGTTTTACATATTCAGACAGATATGGTTATAATAACCTAATTGACGGCGAAGTAAAAGTAATAATGCCTAAGATAAGTGTGCCTAAAGAATGGGTTGCAGAAGCTACTGCAATTAAGAAAGCTAAAGATAAAGAACCAAAGATGACGTACATCAACAACCATAACCAACTATCATTGGTTAATACACGTGGCTACAGTCACGGTGGTTACGGATACGGAGGTTACTGGGATGATATACCAGACCCCACACCAAAGGAACCCGTAGAAAAAAAGACGTCATCTGCTTGGGACCAAGAAACTGAGATACCTGAGCAGGAACTACAAAAAATGGAAGAAATATCTCAGAAGTTTATGGACGGAATGGTCACATATCACGAGTTCATAGAGGAAGTAAATAAAGAATGTCCAAATATTAATCCTTACGATTATATGGATGGACGAGGGAACGGAGTCAAATACTATTGATATTTATATTAATAAGTATTAACTTTGTTTTATAGGGCACGGTTGCTCTGACTCTGGTTTAAGCCAACCCGGTACCGAGTTATACAGTGAATTAACACCAACGCCGTGCCCGTTCTTTTCTCAGGGGGCTATCATCCTTTCCACAACTACCAACACAGCAATGGTAGTCCCCATTCATTTCAACAACAACATAAGGAGAACTGTTTATGATGACAGTACCACAAAAGAAATACTTTTGTAAACGCATTGATGAGATTACTAATCAAAAAGTAAGTGAACTCAAAGATGTCGAAGCAATGAGTAATAAAGCTATTGCCGCAATGGGTCTTGCAAATGGTAAAGTGCTGTATCCAGCAGATATGTCAAAAATACACGAAGCTATTGATATAACAATTAATGACGGTGAAGACATACGATGGGGTAGCAGTAGTTTAGGAAGTTTGCCAGTAGAACCAATGCTAATAGGGTTTTCAGAGTTTAAACACGAAATGACTACTAAAATAGCTAAAGAAAATTCAGAAATCGTTAACCAGCGTAATAAGATTTATCAAGAATCTACACGCATAAAAGACGTTGCTATGTTTGGCTCAGAAGAAGCGGCACACGCAATGTTAAAGGATTTTATAGAATGGCAACTAAAATAAAAACTAGGTTCTTACGCAATAAGGACCTTATCCCGTTAGAGTCACTTAGCACTATTAGTGTAATAGGTCTAGGTGGCATAGGTTCGTTCTTAATACAAGGACTAGCTATGATGGGTTGGCACAAAGTTATAGGTTATGACAGTGATGTCATAGAAGACCATAACCTTAGTACCACTTGCTACCCACTAGACGAAACTGGTAATGCTAAAAAGGACTCCGCACAAGGACTGTTTCAGCGTTACAGCGAAGACTGGCAGGAGTTTGTACCAAAAGACAACTTTACACCCGATGATAAAGTCACGCCTAAAATGGTTGTATGCACAGATGATATGGAGTCGAGACGAATGGTATATAATAAGTGGTCACAACAAGCCAACCCACATTTCTTTATAGATATGCGTATGGGTGCTACAAGTGTCGAATTGGTTACGTGCACTGTAGGTAATGATAATTACCTTAGAACTTGGGTACCCACGCATACTATACCACCAGCACCGTGCAGTATGAAACATACTGTCTTTGCTACTAACCATATTGTGTCCCTTGGTTTAGCTCAAATATACAATATTGTTGCTAATTTAGCATATTATGACTATATTTGGACCAGCCTGAACCCAAATATGGTCGAATTTGGGACATTAATAACTCCAAAAATACAGGAGGTATCAGTTGATACAAGTAAGAAAAGTGTCAACCGACTGGACAGCAATGCCGGGAGGTCTGACATACCTAATTATAGGTCAACCTAAAACAGGTAAGACGACTGCGTGTGCTAGTTGGAGTCCTAAAGGTACTGAGGGTGTTATAATCCTTGATACTGACTTAGGCTCCGACTTTGTTAACGATGCAAACACAGTCACAGTTACGAGTCTTAATGCACCTATACGCCCCGTATTACACGATGGCAAACAAGTAACAAAAAACGGAATGGCTCAGAATGAGAACATACCACCTGAAGAGCGTGGTTTTAGTTATCGTTCTGGCAAAGACAAAGGTACGCCTATGCCAGTTTACTCTATGATAGAGGTATATAACTGGTTGGCGAAAGACTGGGACGAACTTCCGTATGACACCGTAGTTATAGATACCATAGGTCAAGTTAACGAGTGGATAGAATCTACTGTTATACACGAACTAGGTATTACAGCTATGGGTGAAGGTCAATGGGGTGCCGATTGGGGCAAAGCTAGACGTAAAAATCTAGATGTCATCAAGAGGTTCCAAGACCTAATTAAAAAGAAAGGTGGTAATCTAGTGTTAGTGAGTCACAGTAAGACGTCACAGATGCAAGATGGTAAAGTACAACTAGCACCAGAACTACCACGAGGACTGGGTTACTCATTAGCGGCGAAAGCAGACGTTATTGGTTACACTACAGCCAATAAAGATGATGGTAAGTACTATATATCCTTTGAGGCGTATGACGAGAGAGTTGTCGGTTCACGACTAAAACCTCTTGCTCAAAAAATACTCCCATTAGAGTATAGTGCTATATCTAACGAAATCCTAAAGTATAAGGAGGAATAATGAGTGGACGTTTTAGACCTGCGGACCTTGCTATGGCTAATGATGGCGGTAGTAAGTTCCTTGGATACGTACCCTGTGGTATTACCAGCTACGAAGACAGAGCTGACCAGTTTGACTGGGCAGATGTTTACATAGTGGCACAACTAGCATTAGAAGGCAGTCAATACCCTCAAGAAATGAGGCTTGCTGGTTCTTTTGATAGAGAGCCTAATGGTAATATCAAAACTTGTACATTGTTAAAAAGACTTTATTGGCTTTTTGACACCATCGGCTTTGAAGGTGGTCCAGATGTACAAGGTAATATGGTAGATGAAAATAGTAATAGCATTGACTTAGTCAATCACCTAGATACTAATTTCTGTACCAACCCCTTGGACCCAGAACACGGTTATCTTGCATATCTGTATAAAGAGCAAGGTCGTAAAGACCCTAGCAAAACTTATACAACTGTGTTTCCAAAACTGGTTCCAAACACACCGGCTGGACGTAAGGACCTCGAAGGCTACATAAATTTTATGAAGTCTAAGAACCTTATTAAGGAGGTGCAAGATGGGGTAGCAACAAACAATGTCGTGACACCTAATAATGGTCAAATGACACAGGACGATGCTCCGTTCTAATGTTTGTTGAAATGGCAATCGGGAGTCCCTCTAAACGAGGGGCTCTCGTTCCTATAGACGATATGTGGGACATAGTCTACGAACAAGGCAAAGAACAAGCCGTGTACCGTAGCGTGTATATGTATGACGAAGACGCTGTCAAACACATAAAAGCAAATGGTACAGTTAAAAACTTTCTAGGTATGAGATACATAGATAATGTACCTATTGACATAGACAAAGCACAGAACACAGACGAATACACATTACAACATACACAGTTTATCATTGACTACTTATTCAAAGAACTCAACATTAAAGAAGGTAACTATGCTATATATTTTAGCGGTACAGGTTATCACATTGATGTTAGTGCAGAATGCTTTGGCTTTAAGCCTAATGAAAACCTACCTTATACGGTTAAAGCAACTATGATGAATATGTTAAACGAGATAAAGACAGACCCAGCAGTCTACACTAGGACAGCACTCATAAGAGTAGCACACAGTCTAAACGTAAAGTCAGGTTTATTTAAGATACCTTTGACATTAGATGAATTATATACTAACCATACGAACATCGTTAAACTAGCACAAGACAGAAGATTAGAACACGGAGTAAGTGAACTCTGGGGTGAAGGTCATCTCGAAAAGCAAATAGTAAATGAAGTTCCAGTAGTTAGGTCTATGCAAAAGGTAAACGAACCAAGTAACGTAGTTAATTGCGTACAGTCTTTATTTAATAAGGGACCAATGCAAGGTACACGTAATCACGCTTTATTGCGTATGGCTTCGCACTTTAGACGTAACGGTATACCAAGTGATGCTACTAAAGCAAGTTTGTTACATTGGAATAACAACCAGCTAAACCCACAAATAGTTATAGATAAGGTCGAATCTACATATAACTACGGGTACAAATACGGTTGTAATGACGAGTTGTTAGCAAGTTTGTGTAACCCAAAATGCGTATACTACAAAAACAAAGACTATCTCGTTGATATCAAAACGTCAGGAGATTTACAGCAAGAGTTAGAAACTAGACTAGAATCAGATTTTACAGGTAAAATGATACCATTGGCTGAAATGTTTGGTTTACATAACAAAGACTGTAATATATATCCCGGCGAATTGGTAACTATCTTCGGTCCAACAGGTGCTAACAAAACAGCACTAGCACAGAATATATGCTTAGGCTATGACTTTGCTAATGACGAAATACGAAGAGAATGGCAAATACCGACATTGTTCTTATCTTTAGAATTAAGTGGTTGGTATATGCACAGACGTAATCAACAGATAGTAGCTGGAATGAGTAAAGACGATGTTACAGCTAATTATAAATATGTTGGCGATACTTACAACAAGTATCTAGAACATCTAAACCTACAAACAGTTGCACCTACACCAGATATGATACAAAAGACTATACGGGACCTACAACCTAATTTAGTTGTTGTAGACTACATAGACTTAGTAGAAGTACCACGTGGTGTAACAGGAGAGTACGAGCAAGTCAGATACATATCACACTTTCTATCAAACTTAGCAGTTAACCTAGACATTATTATTATACAGATAAGTCAGGTTGCACGTGAATACAGCCGTAACCAGATACTAGATATCTATGCAGGTAAAGGCAGTGGTGCTATAGAAAACGCAAGTCGTAAAGTGATAGGTATTAATGGTAAGCAAGACTCTACAGACAAGACAGTATCATTGTTTAAGAATAGTGACGGTGACTTGTTTGACGTAGAATTAGAATGGACACCATCATTTAGACTCAGGAGGAGGTAACAATGCCTATACCATTCGGACAAAGAGCTGTAGTTAAAACAGAGATTCCACAAGAAACTAAGTTAAAGCTACAGAAACTTGCAGTAAAGTATAAACGTAGTATGCGTAAGCAACTAGAATACATAATCGAAAAAGCTATAGAGGAAGAATATGGCAAAGAAAACAACTAGAGAACTGGTTGGTGACTTTATTGATTTAGAGTGTCAGTTAGAACACGCTAATGAAGAAGAGTCTCTTGTTCTTACTAGTGCATTAGAAGTAACTAAGAAAGACATCGGTAGAAAGATGGACGGAATAGATTATTTTATGGTTGACATAGACAGAAAGATGCACTTAATAGATGCAGAAGTAGAAGCCTTAACCAAAGAAATACAAAGGCTAAAAACACGCAGAAGAGCAACAAACAGTTTAAAGGACTACTTTAACAAAACTCTGATACCTATGGTAGTAGAAGAACTTGGAGACGACAACGGAGTCTACGAGACTGACACTGCTAGGTACAAACTGTACGAGACTTTTGGTCCTGTAGCAGTTATAGACGAACATAGAATACCAGATGATTACAAAGTGGTTAAGATGACAGAATCTATTGACAAGAAGAAAGCTAGAAAAGACCTCACACAAGGTGTTGATATACCCGGATTCTTTATAGAAAAAGTAAAAAGGGTTAAACGCTCGTGACTCCTATTATAGATATATTCTTTCCAGCAAACGGTATCTGCATAACTATCATTAACTTATTTCAAGTATCACTGACGTTTCAAAATGACTCAGTAGAATTACAGGTAGGTTTTTGGAAGTTTGGAGGTATCATAACCTTAATTAAATCGGAGGATAACCTATGCCACGTAACGCAAGAAGTCAAAAAACAGTGATATTAGAGTTATTAGAACAAGGTGTAGCAGTTACACCAATGATGGCATTGAATAGATGTGGTTGCTTTAGATTAGCGGCTGTTATAAATTCATTGCGAACGGACGGACATAACATTGAAACTAACCGTGTTAAGTCCCATACAGGAAATAAATACGCAGAGTACACTTTAGTACAAGCGTAATAACCATAAGGAGAGTCTCACCGCATCGAGGCTCTCCTTTTTAATCTACGGGGGTAGAAATGATAACACACTATTGGGACGCTATGATGGAAAATACAGTACCTTTCCTATTAGCGTGGGAAGCTTACGTGTTCTTTATGTTAATATTCTTTATAAGCATAGTCTACAGACTAGCCAGAATAGAAAAAAAACTTAACAGATTATTAAGGAAAAGAAGATGAAGCTTGTAGGAAGACACCAAGTAATTGGTATGATAAAGTTCTATGAAAAGTTACTTAGCAAAGGCAAACTATTAGTCGGTAGTGCTGGACACAAGAGACTTATAGAACTAAAGGAACAAAATGCAAAATACAAAAGGTTAAAGTATGGCACAGCAGAGAGACATAACGCTGGGACCACCAAATAAGGAAGAATTTAAGAAAGTACTAGAACCTATACACAAAACATATTGGCAAAAAGCATATAAGAAACTAGCCTCAAAGATGAGTTCTCTAAAGAGTTCTCTCAAACGGCGTAGTGAACAATACGAAGTAAAGTTCGACATAGATGCCGCTGATATACGTGTTATGTTTTATACTAGTTACGGCAAAGGTTGTAAATACTGTAATAAACAGCTTACATTTAGAACCATAGCCTGTGACCATATAATTCCTCTTACTAAAGGTGGACCATCAAACAGAAAAAATTTACAGCTCATCTGTAAGACGTGTAATACTCGTAAAGGACCACTTAATGAAAAGGACTTTACATTATTAATACAACTAATAGGAGACTTACCAGAAGAACTAAGTCTTTACGTAATGAAAAAACTAGCCAAAGGAGGGCGATATTAATGAAAGAAAAAGTAAAAATATACACACTAAAAGAAATGTTAGAACCATTGACCGATAAACAAAAAGAAGAATTTAGAAGTTTAGAAGCATCGTACAGAAGGGGTTATCATCACGGATTTAGTGAGTGTATAGATAATCATTATTACGTAGGTGCTGGAGTATCAGATATAACAAACTTTTTTAATAGATTTCTTACGCCTTGGAGATATTTTAAAGACAAGAAATCAGAAAAAAATACAATGGTAATACCACCAGAGTTTGATATGAAGAAGTTTCAAAACTATGAGTATAGTGATGAAAAAGACTCTTAAACAAAGACCATATAGAGGTATGGATAAAAAACCAGTAACAGAAATGTCTAATAGTAAAATACAAAGACTGCTTGATTGGTGTGAAAAAAGAAAAAAAATGATGTACAAGTTAAAAAGAAAGAATGCTAATCAACCTACTATAAAAATAAATGTAGGAATGGAGTATAAAAATGGAAGTAAATGATAAAATAATCGACTTAATAAAGAAAAGATTAGATAAGGGTCAACAAGAATATAAAATGCAGGTACCTATAAGGCGTGAACGTGGGTTAACTAATCTACAAGAAGCTATAGATGAAGTACTAGATACAGTTGTGTATCTTACAGCGTACTTACTAGAACTAGAAGCAGACGCACAAGAAAAGAAACCAGTGACAATAGGACCTAATAAAATGCAGATTATATTAAGAGCATTACACGAAGCACATAGTGAAGCATATAGAGAAAATGCTATGCACAGTGCAAATGAAATAATGGAGCTTATAGACGTATTAAAGAAAGGTAGTAAGTGGGACCACGAAGACGATAAACGTATCGGTCAAACTGATAATCCTATCAATAAAATACACGATGTAAGCCCACACGACCCGGGTGACGAGAACGATAATCCGTTAGCGGCACAGAGTAAGTGCATACCGGGTAGTAATTGTGATTAAAGAAATAGAGAGTCTCAATTTGTCAGAGTTTGTAACCTAACGGTTGCTCTGTGAGGCAGATATTAGTAGCAAAAATGGGTTAACCTAGCCAATATATCAGCCAAAAAAGAAGAAGAATGACAAATGAATAATGGTTGGCACCTGAGACTCTTTAGACATAGTAAGGTCCCTGACCGAAGTATGAGAGGTATACACAGAGGTTTAGCAGTGGTGAATTGCATCTCCCTCACAGTATATCGGATAGTAGGAGGGGACCTTACTCAATTAAGGAGATAGTATGACAAAAACTGAAATAAAGAAAGCATTCAAAGAACACGGTATCCAGCTAGGTGCTGGTGCAATGGACCAAGTAATGTACGAGTTAAAGTGTGTGGTTAACAGAATGGCAAAGCGTTGTCAAGATGGTAATCTAAAAAGACTTACTCCAGAGTTGTTTTACATAGCTATGGGTAAGCTAATGGATTAACAAGAGAGCCGAGCAATCGGCTCTTTTATACCTGCTTTTAACAGGAATCAGTCTTCTGACGCTAAAGCGTAAACACCAAGTATTCCTGCACCTGCACCTAAACGACTTCCTACAAATTCAGGAGTAAGTTTCCATTCTTTAAAGTTTTTTTCATAAGACTCTGCTAAATCAACCATTCTATCAATATCTTCCTTAGCTAGATTTGCCCTAGCTTTAATAACATTTACATTTACTTTCTTTGTTTCTTTAGTTAGTTTAGCTTTTGGTTTAGATTTAGGAACAATAGTTCTATTTATAGTATCTGTTTCGTTTATCTTTTTTAAAACTTGTGGAAATTTTGTACGTTGAGCTTTACTTACATTAAGTACTGTGTTACCTAATTTAATACCAAACAAGTCTCTCAAGTCATCTGCCATCATAATAATTTCTTTAGGATTCTTAGTATCTAATACAATAGTACCTGCATATCCACCCCAGTCTATATTAGGTTTCATTTTAGGACTAAATATAATTTGTATTTTTTCCATTTTACCATTACTTAAATCGAAGACCGAATTTTTACCAAAAATTGAAATGGCGTTTTCAAAAATTTTTTCTGGACTTTTTTCCCCACGATTTACACTTTCAAACCATTTTGCACTTTTGGAATCAAATTGTATACCCCTTAATACATCACCACCTTGCCTTAAAGCCCTATCATTTAACTTTAAATATTTAGTACCAGTTTTACCTATACCCTGAACATTAATTAAATTATCTATAGCTTCTTGTGGTAGTAAACCTTTGTTCTCTTCAATAAGTTGTTTGTAACTTATTTCATTTACAAATCTTTCTGCATAATCAGACAGTTGTTTTACAGGTTTTTTATTAAATATTAGTGCGTTAGAATAGTCATTTATTATTTTGTTATGTAATATTTTAAACCCACCATCAATATCTTTTTCTTTCATTAACCTTTTTACTTCAACATTGTATGCTTTTTTAACCTCATCCGATGCGTCTTTAGCTGGTTTAACTAATTTAGAAACTTCTTCTTGAACATCCAGAACATCACGTCTTTGTGTGTTAATAGCATTTTTTAAATATCTAGGGATGCCAGACATTCTTGTTGCAAACGATTCTCTTGGGTTTAAATACTGACCAATAGCTCTAAGACCACCCATACCAGCAACTTGTCCTATAGAAACCATTCTTTCCATAAAACCACTACCATAAAATTGACCTAATACTTTTTGAAATTTATCACTACGAACATTATTAGCTATTTGTGATACACCAGCGTCTCTTATTTTTTGTTCAGGTATATTTCTAGATGCTTCTTTTCTAGTTATAGCTCTGCCAACACGACCTCCACCTTTACTTAATAACATACCAGCACCTAATGCACTAACAACAGTTGCACCAGCTTTAAATTTTTCTAAGTTATCATCCGATGTTAAGTCAATAGCACCTTGTTTTTGTGCTGTGGGTACAGCTACACCGGTCATCAAACCAGCAGAGACTAAATCTCGTTTACTTATGCTTGGCATATACTCAGAGGTACTAAATTTTTTAATAGCGTCTTGTAGAATTTTCTTTTTCATTTAAACTTGGTAATATTTTTGTTAAGTCAACACCAGTACTAGTAGTCTTAACCATATTCTTTTCACGTTCTTTATCTTGACAGGATTTACATAAGTATCCGTCATCATTAGTAAGTGGTTTATCACATTCAACACAATGATTAGGTATTGGCATTAGTAAAGAAACCTCCCTCGTATAGCTTCCGGTTTATTCTCTTGTTTAATAAGCTGTCCCGTTTGCATTAACGGTAGCCCTGTAAATTTAGTAACAGTATAGAAAGGATTCTCTATAATTCCACCCGGACCTACAACATCTCTTATTATCCTACCAAAAGGTGGTATGGTCCATAGGTAATAGTCAGTTAACCTTTCACTGTCTCCACTTACCATCCACTTAAACATAGGTGGTAACAACCTTAGTGACGGAGGTGTAATAGCTTGTACTGGACCAAGTGGTGAACCAAAGAACGCCCTGTCTCTTTCTTTTTCATCACCCATAAGATAGTCAGCAGTATCTTGGAACCAGTTCCAAGGAGCTGGAAGTGAACTTTCAAACAAGCTATACATAAATAAGTTTGACAATGATAACATCATTAAATCAGCTATAGCTAGACGTTTAAAAGCATCATACTCAGGTGTACCTTCACGATACCCTGCAAGTTCTGCTCGTCTTACCACGTCATTTCTAAAACGAACACTATTCCAGCTCCATAGTTGGAATCTACTAAACACCCTACCCAGTGTGCTATTTGTAAACAATGGTCTAAACGGTGCAGAGTACAAGAACTGTGTACCTTTGACGCCACGCTTAGCATAATTAATTAGAAACGGACTATCGTAGTCAGCTATTGCACCACCAAACTGGTCTTTAGCCTGTAGGTAGTGAGCCATAAACGAGTCACGTCTTAAAATTCTTTCTGGTACACGCATAAACGAACTTGCTACTGCAAAAGCACGGTCCGTAATACCATTCTTTTTAGCCAGTTGTGCTAGGCTTTCGTCACTAAAGTTAGGGTCTCTCTTTATTTTAGCGATTGCTTGTCTGATAAAATCTTGGTTCTTTTTACTTTTTAACTGTGGGTTTAGACCTGCTTCGTGTACCAAAAACTCTTCTATAATACCTTTAGACTGCAACCAGCGTTCAACGTCCTTCATATTTTCCCACCTAGGATTGACATTAGTTTTTAAATAGTCAAAATTCCTAGCATTCTTTAAATTATTATAACCAGTGCTTACCCAAGTATGAACAGTACCACCATACAGGTTTGCAATAGAACTCTTAGGGTGTGCAAGTAATGATGCCAACTGCCACTTAGCTTCTAAAGCACCCCAGCCCTGTATCTGGTTATATTCTACACCACTTAATTCATCTATAGACTTCTCGTCTAGGTTAAACTTTTCTAATTCTTTCCTACTTAAACCAAGTTTCTTTCCTATGAAATCAATTCTTTTCTTTGCAGTAGAATCAGCTAACCACTTATAAGCTGTGCCTTTTATGTTCATCTTTGGGTCGTTCATTATATGCTCTGGTATATGTGTAGGGTATCCCATAGCACTCTGTGTGTACAGTTTAAAGAAGTTCATCCAAGCATTAGTAAGGTTACCATCTTTTGTTTTTTTGTAGAAAGAGTTGTTAAAGTTAAACATAGATGTTCTAGCAGATAACTGCATAGCTTGTTTATAAAATGTATTAATACTGTTTTTCATATACATTTCATAAGCTTCAGGTGTTAACTCCCAACCACCTATGTGTGCATCCCTACTAAACTGGTTACCAACACGCTTTAGGTCGTTGGTAAGTATTGACTTAGCCTTGGCTTCCTTGTTGTTAGCCATATTAGTAAGTACATCCTGCATAACGTCAAAGTTATCACCCATCTCATCCTTAGTCATAAAATCACCAGTCATCTTTTTAAATTGATGTATAATCTTTTTAGACTCCTTAGCTATTTCTTCTTTACTTAACTCTGGGTCGTTAACTATCTTATCTAACGCACTTTTTAATTTATTCTTTGCTGACTTTCTATTAAATGACATATGTGGGAAATAATACTCTGGTCCTAGGTCACCTGTCTGGTCAAACGGTGTAACCTCTAGACTTTTACGTGCTTCCTGAAGTCTGTCAAAGTTTCTTAGCCTACCGGGCGTCTGACTAATAAGTATACGTTTTACTATTTGTCTCATACCATCTATACCAAGTTCCTCTATAGGTATAGTCTTATTTTCCTGCACAGTTTTCATAATATATTTATGAAACTCACGGCGTAGCTTGTCTAAACCAGTCCAAGTAACATCACCATTGCTATTCTCTGCTATCTTCAACCACTTATTAGTTGATTCTGTACCAGTCAACCACTTCCTAGTCTTAATATTGTATCTAGTTATAATGTTATCTATACTATTGACTACAGCTTCACCAGTTTTTTGTATGTTGCCTTCTTTAGTAGGTACTATATAATTCTTATTCTTTAATACATTCCATTGTTTTTCTAATGCTTTCCAGTTTTCTTCGTAAACCATTTCTTTAGATGTTAACTCACTAGAGCTGTCTTTGTATCTCTTTCTTAACTTGTCTTTCATATAACGTAGCTCACGTTTAGCAACGGCTATTTCAAATAACACGTCACCATCTTTTAAAGCCGACACATATGGTCGCAATTCATCACGCCATAGAGATGCTTCATCTTCATACTTTTGCATAGACAACTCTTGAGTTCTGTGTGCAAGTTGTTGTATTGTACCTATAACACTAGTAGGTCTTACAGTCCTAGCGTTTTCAAATGTATTGCCTAGCTTATCTTTGTATGGTCCTACATCTTCTACCCACTCCATCATAGCAGGGTTACGCATTAAGTCTCTGTCAATAGCTTTTGGAAACATCCAGTAGTATGCTTTCTTTATCTTAGGGTTTTTATCCTTACCAGTCATATAGTCCATAGTATTACGCCACCAAGTACCGTCACGCATATCCAAAAATATTCTATCTAACTGTTGTAGGTCTACCTTCGTAGCTTCGTTAATGTTCTTTTTAAATATACCTCTAAAAAATCCATTTAAATTTATAACGTCTAAGTTATGGTAGTGTTCTAAGTGTTCTGTTAAACTGTCATATAGCCTACGCATTTCTGGGTCTTTAACTTTACCCTCAAACAATCCTGTAAAAGGCTTTACTTCATCTAAATACTTTTTACTTTTAGCATCTATTAAGTTTGCATCTATAAATTGATTAGTATACTCCTTACCTTCTGCATCTTTAAACGTAGTCACAGGTTCATTGCCCTCAGCTTCACGCATTAACTGTTCTTTCTGTGTTTCAGTTAATTCTACTCTACTCTTTTTAATTATTTGTTCATAGTTTGTAAAGAATTTCTTTAGGTTCTTATCAGATATTTCTTTAGAGTTTACGCCCTCTCTAATAAGTGATGTGTTAACAGCGTTCTTTCTTAATTGTTCTAATGCCTGTTGCATTTCAGGTTGCTTTAAACCAACAGTTTGTTCTAGCTTTTCTAATGTACTCAATGCTTTTCTATCACCTTTACTATAAGTTCCTATATAAAGCATATCAAATAAATCTTTTTCCTGTGGAGATAGTTCTTTTTTATATCTTCTTATCAGAGCGTCTGTCCTCACTCTGTCATTCATAGCACTAGCTCTATCATTAAAACCAAACTGTTGACGAGCTTTTTCTATTTCTTGTGTTAATGTTCTGTTTAGTTTTACTTCTCTTAAACCTTCTGGTCCAGATTCAAACTGTACAAACTCTAAATCACCCATTCTCCTAAGTGCATCGTCCATATCTCTACGTTTCTGTGCCATATAAACAGTCTTAGATTTTATTTCATCTACCTTAGAATGTATATCACCTATTCTTTTTGGGTCCATACCTTCTGCAACTGTGCTTATACTTTTTAACGAAGCCATATCGCTCAAATCGTTCACTAGAAAGTCTTCAGCTTTTAACATTAAATGTTCTAAATAAAACTCACGGTTATTTTGTTTTGTAAAATCTACATTTCTAAACCTATAAGGTATGTCTCCAAACTTTTTTATGTACTCTTCAAATATCTTTTCACTACCACCTATACGTTCTCTACCAGCTCTTGTGTACAACTCACCATCTAATACATTCTGTATAAACTGACCTTTTTCTGTTCTCAAACTACTTCTACCCATAGCATCTTTGAGCCACTCATTTTCTCTAACTAAATCAGCGTGTTCAAAGTATATTCTATTTATAACAGCTTCGTTTGCGTGTTTAAACATATTATCTGACCAGTTAATACCCTTAATAGACTCTGCTAACTGTGGTAAAAACGTATTTCTAGATGACTCAGGCATAAAATCAAATGCTCTAGCACCTTGTTGTATCTCAGAGTATGTAAACCTTCTACCCTCCAAATGATTTCTGCCATACAACACGCTGTTAGCTTCTAAAAACTTCTTATGTAAACTTTTATTTTTTAGGTAATCTCTCTTACCTTCATTTATCATCTTAGTTTCAAACTTGTTTATACTAAGCTTTCCTTTGTCGTTTACATCAAACACTTTATATCTAAATAAAGTATCTAACATCTTAGGTTCAAACAGCTCACCTCTTAGACCAGCCTCATCCATAGGGTCAGAACCTAAAGCAATCGCCGCTCTAGACATTTCTCTAAACCTTTGTAAGTCTTGGTCTGTTTTCTTTAGTTCAAATATTATTCTTCTTTTAGTAGCTACACCGTCTTTAGTAACAATGTAAGGTACACTATACCTATCTTTTGTAAGTACAATGCTGTCTTTTTCTGTTACTTTCTTACCACCTTTATTATAAGTAAGTGTTATTGGCTCAGTAACTTGTTGGTCAGTTGCACCTCTAATAGAATTGTAAGCACCAAGTATTGCCATACGTCTAGTAACAGCTACACCTAACATATCTCTACCAGTATATGCACCTCTACTCATAAACTCTCTCCAGTATGGAGAATACTGTGCAGTAAGATGCTTAGACTTTTTCATTGTTACTTCATCTCTTACAGCTAACTGCTCACCGTAAGTTTGTTTAGTAAGAGGGTCTATCTCATTCTTATTGTCACCTTCTCTAGTGCCACCATCCTTCAGGTACTCATCTTTAGCACTTTCATACATTTGACGCCAGGATTTTTTAAAGCCACTAGACTCACCACCAAAGAATACAAAAGCCTTGTCACCGTCTAAGTCAGCACCACCTAACGCTCTCATACTTCTGGGATGTAGTAGACTACCAAACCCTTTTATACCTGTAAACCCAGCAAGTTCTAAACCGTGTGCACCACTTATTGAATCCATAGGTACACGCATTACGACAGCAGTAAGTATGTCATTTATCTCGTTCTTAAAATTTTCATAACCTTTATAATTATTTTCCTTTATCTCAAACAACTTACCTAAGGTCATACGTTGTTTACCAAACATCGCATCTTTTATTTGCAAGTCTTTAAAACCATCATCTAAAAAGAATACATCCTGACCTTCTTTCCTTGATAATATTTCTGTTTTCTTATTGGGTAATTGTAAACCAACCTCCCAAGGTCTCATCCTAGAAGATGCACTGTTGTCTATCTGTGGTCTAGTCAACCTTTGAACAACAAAATTTCTAAGGGTCTGCATTCTATAGTCACGAGAAAACTTATGTAAATACGCACCTATGCTACCATCTGGAAACAACCTACCCATACGCTCTACTACACCTTCGTAATCAACAAATGTTTTTTTGTAGTCCATTTCAGCTTCCCTAGATATTTCACCCTCACTAGCTAAGTTTTCTAAGAACTCGTTGTTTATTCTTAATATCTGTTCATATAGTTTCTGTGATAACTTTTGTTCTTTAGGGTTTCTAAGTATGTTAAAGATTTCATTTAATGGTATCTGGTCTATATTGTCTACTACTTTTTGTATGCTCTCATCATTACGGTTCTTTGTATACTGCCTTAGTATTTCAATACCTTCTTCAGTACCCCTAACAGCTCTGTCAGAGAGACTTTTATACATATCTTCCATAACCTTAGCATCAATAGATTTGTGACCGTATTGACTTAATACAGAGTACATCTGTTTTGGTACTTGCTGTCTCTTTAAAAACTTTTCACTAGTTATCTCTGACATAATAGTTCTAAAACTATTTATAGGAACATCAAACAACTCACCATTAAATGTTATATCATATTTTTTATTAACAAAGTCAGGTTCGTAAGACAACTCACCACGTTTACTTATCCTGTTACCTGCTTGTTTTACAGCAGAGTCGGGCATCAGCATATGTATACCACGAGACTCCATCATTTGTTGTAGCTCTGGACTCGCTATGTGTATAGCATACTTACCTAACAAAGCACCTTCCTTACTGTCTGGTGCAACAATAAAAGACTTGTTCATCTTACCACTAGTAGGTAAACCTTTATCCATATTTAAAGCATCAACTACCTCTGCTCTAGCTATGATAGCACCATCGGATATTTCAGCATATCTTTCTGCACCATCTGTTAGCTTAATATTTTTACCATCAGCCTCACTAAACAACCCTACTTTAAAATTAGGGTCCTTGCTAGAAATATCTCGTTTACCGTTGTTTCTTATGTAATCTATAACATACTTAGGGTTAGCAGATAAACCCGTGTTAAACCATATCTGTTGCCTCTTATTAAACCCTTTAGGGTCATTTATAAAACCTTTGCCTAGAACAGTAGCTATCCCTTGCTTTAAATCTTTTGTTCTCGTGCTAAAACCATTCATAGTTAAGTCATACAATACATTAGATGCGTACATTTTATCATACACTTCACTAGCATTCTTTACATCTTTATGTTGTTCTACCCACTTATCTCTAGCTTCGTTGTATGCTTCTCTGTAACCATCAACTTTTGATTTACGCATTTCTGTAAACAACTGACGTTTAACAGTTTTGTGTATGTTTTTGTTCTTTACTATGCTAGGATGTTTTTTAACAAAATACATTTTTTTATTGTCACCCTTGCCACCGTAATAATAATAGTCATCCTTCCACATAGTTTCTATAAGTTTTTTACGAACACCTTTCATATATCTAGAGGCTTCTAAGTCAGCCATTTCTTTTAAATCGTTGTAATCCATCTCTTTATCTTTGAACTTCTTTCGTATCTCAACTAACTTTTGTCGTGATATATTTTGTTCTGCTCTTGCAAGGTCGTGTTCTTTCCCTCTGTATACTATATGGTCAAGAACTCGAAAGTACTGGTCCTCTGGTGGTAGTTCTCTTCCTCGATTGACTCGTTTGTACTCTGCTCTATATCCATCTTCGATAATAAGTGGTTCTTGTGATAAGTTCTTCGTGTTACCAAGGCTATTAGTTTTCTCTTCCAACACCCTAACCTTGTCATCAACCACTTCGATTTGCTCAACCCACTTTTGTTTTCTGTTTGTCTCAGCCCAGCGTCTCCACCATCCTTTCTCATTTTCAGTAAGGGATTGCCCATACGTTTTTTCAATATAATTAATGATTTTTTGCTCTGCTCCCGGGATTGGTTTCGTGTCTTCATTCTGTAGTTTTCTCCATTCTTTATAGATTTCATTAGACCTATCTATTCTTTCTACTGTGGTTAGCTTTGGAAACACTTGGTCTGTGTATCCGTTCTTGCCCATTAGTCTTCCGGGTACTTCCTGTATTTCAGCTATGTGCATATCTAAATCTTGTGGGTCTTCAAACCTTGGGTCTTTTACATAAGCATCTCTGTATTCTTTTACTTCTTTAGGAGACAAAGTCTTTGCACTTATTTCACCTGTCACAGGGTCTACGTTATATGCTCTACCATACTCATTGGCTAGGTCTTCTATCTGTTTTAGATTCATTCCTCTATTACTTAATATATCAAACAGAACATAGGATGATTCACTAGGTCCATCAGCACTGTACTGGAATGTTTCTTTAAAATCTCTACTTACTATGTCCTTCATTTCTTTAGTAAGTGTATCCCACTTAGGATTCATCTCTGGGTCTGGACCATATTTTTCTTTTATAGACTCTGCAAGGTACTGTCTACTTGTGCGAGTCTGATAAGGTATTTCACCAAAACCAAAGAAAGCACCCATAGCATATTGGTATACCTGTTCTTCTGTCGTAGCACCCTGCAAAGTCGATGGTAGTCCTTGGAACGCCATACCTGCTGTAGTACGCATAGCCAAGTCAAACTTTTGCCCTTGTTCTAGTTTGCTAAAATCTGGTCTACCGTTTGGTTTCATTTGACTAGCATCAATACGCTTACCAAAACCGGGCATATTACCTATACCTCTAAACGCACCACCAGCAACGGCACCAAACCCTGCCGCCTTAAACATTTCACCTACTCCGTGCGTCCAACTAGATACGGCACTAGCAGTACCGAGATGAAAAGCACCCTGTGCTAAGTCAGGTACGATACCACTAGTTGCCCAGTCGGGTAAGTCTTTTAATATAGGTTCCATAGCTCTACCTACTCTACTTTGTAGAGCATTAGCCGCTACCATAGGAACAGATTTTCCTCGTATACCTTCAGCTATTCTAGAATAACTTTTTAATACACCTAGTTTTCTTAATGTTTTACCACCGGGTAAGTAACCTACAAACCCTGAAAGGTGACCTAGGTTACGTGATATACCTTCCCAAGTATCTTCTGGTTCACTACCAACTCCAAGTTTTTCTGGTGGTAAGGTAGTAAAACCCTCCATAAAACCAGCACCAGCTTGTTTAAGCATACGTGTAACAAAGGCATCTTGGTGGTTTTTGTTACGAGCAAATGGTATTCTATAGTATGAGGCGTGGTCTTCTAAGACTTGTATGTCATCATCTTTATCGTTAAAAGCATCTGGGAATCTAACATACTGGTCAATGACTCCTCTTATTTGCTGTTCATCAAACTTAGGAGAGAACTGCTTTGGGTCAGCCATATGCTACTCTTCTATATCGTCTTTTAATATGTCTACTATAGTAAATAAATCATTAATTAATAAACCACCAGCTAATAAAGCACCAATACCAGTGCCTCCAAGCACAGCTTTTGCACTCATACTAGCTAATAATCGTGGTCCACCTGTAGCTAAAATCTTTTTCATTACATAACCGGGACCTTTTTTATTTACAACTGCTCTAAGCATTTGATAAGCACCGGCAGGATTACTAGTAGATATACCTCCTATGTTTCCTACTGTAGAAGCCATTTCATCACTAGCTCCTAGACCTTTTGCTACTTGTTCAAAGGCTAGGTTACCAACTCCATACCCAGTCATCCCACCTATAAGACCACTCATACGAATAGGTCCTAACATAGACTTATTATATGAATTAAGTGTTTTCATTAGACTACCGTATCTATTCTTGCCACCTTTTGCTAGTTCTAAACCTATGTTTTCTGGTGTAAGTTCCTTCCCACTTCTCATTACTTTATTAACAACGCCTTTAAATGCACTTGCATCAGACCTGTTCATACCTCCGTCTTTAACTAATTTAGCAAGTTCTCTGTCTAGTCCTACTACATTTTTATGTGGAATCATATTACTAGCTTTAACATTCCTATCTAAATTAGTGAGGTCTTTTAAATTCTTCATACCTGTTCTATTAACTTTACTAGACTTTGTAAAAAGACCCTTAGCGGCTTTTAATATTGGTCCAGCTTTTTTAGTTGCCAAAGCAGTAGCTATTGCACCACCTCCAACAGTTAAAGCTTCTGGTAAAATGCTGTCATCGTCAGGTCCTTGACCAAATGTAAGGTTTTCATCAAAAAATCTACCAACTCTAGTTCCTAGCTTAGGACTATAGGCATCCCAATTCTGTTGTAATATTGTTAACACTTCAGGTGGTGCTGTGTTAAGTATATCTTGTTGCTCAGCATCAGACATACCATTCATCCAGTCAGATATAGCTGTTCTATATGCTTTGTCACTTTTGTACTTAGCAGGGTTTTTATAAAAAGACTTAAATAAAGCATCGTTTTCTGCTTTTTTACCTGCATCATACCACTGTTGAAAAGCGGCGTAGTTACCACCTACCTGTTCTTTCCATTTTGATAATTCTTTTTCCCTGCTACCGGGTCCAAACTTTCTATTGTCAAAAGCTGTTGTAAAATCACCTTTTGCTTTACTGCTAGGGTAGTTAGAAAATATAAAATTTTCTGCTTTCTTATTAATGTCAAACATTTCATCTTCACGAGCCTGTTTCTTTAACTGATACTCGTTCATCTGACGCATAAACTTACGCTCAGCCGCCATTCTTAAATTTTCAGCTAATGTTTTTTGCTGTGGCATACCCCTCATAGGGTCATAACTAACCCCGGGTAAGTTCATTGGTTTAATTTCTGCCATACATATTCTCCAACGATTGTTTTATAAAACCTTGCATAGTTACATAACCACCTTGTTGACCAGTAGCCATACCTGTTATACCACCCGGAGGTAGCTTAGGTCCTATCATATCATCTTGTTCTTCTACTGCTTTCTTTAATACATCTGGTAAAGGTAAATCCATTTCTTGCATTGCTTTTGCTTTAGATATAGCACCTTCATAGTTTTCTTGACCTTTTTTGTTTTGCTCTGGAGTAATCTCATCTTTAACTTCTGGTTTTGTTTCTTCTTCCCCAACTTTTTTTAAAGCTTGAGGTTTAAACTGGTCAAAGTCTCCACCTTCACCAAAGCCTCTCATTGCCGCCATTTCCTTAAAAAACTCACCTGCCATTCCTAAACCCTTACTAGCGTGTTTTTGAAACTTTTCACTTTCTAAATACTCTTTTGCTTTAGGTTTAAACTCTTGATACTTATCACTTGCTTTACCGTATAGTTCTTGTGCTTTGTTTGCTATAGCTCCTGCACCTGCTACACCAGCTCCTAAACCAGCTTGTAAATCATCTACAACTTGTTGACCAAATTGACCAGCCGCCATACCATAGTCAGCTTTACCTAGACCCATTTCATCTCTCATCATTTTAGCCATCTCTAGATTAGAGTCTTCAAATTCTTCTTGACCTTCAAAGGCTTCTCCGTCTACACCACCTGCCCACTCTGAATTTAAATCAGCTTGTAAGTCCATAGCTTTACTAGCCTTTATAGCATCTCCACCAAACCTGTTATAAGCCTTGCCTAATAAATCTTTAGCACCACCATATAGTTTTTTACCAAACTCTACACCTTTTTGTATTGTTTGTTCACCTAACTCTTCTGCATCTGCATAAGGATTTTCTCCAAAACCCATCTGGTCTTCCATACCTGTAAGGTCTATCTTTTCTATAGGACCACCAGTCTGCATATACTTTTGCCAATCTTCTCTTCTTGTTCCTAAAGCTATGCTACGAGGTAAGTCTCTAACTTTCTTTTTAATTTTATCAGAAAACCTTGGTTTTATTACATTGTTTATTTTATCTAGTTGTTCCTTACCAATAGCTTTTACAGCGTTTCTGTTAAGTACGTATTCTCCGGGTTCTAACTTAGCGTCTACTACATCACCGGGCAATGGACTGTTCTCTGCTCTTCTAATGTCATTTGGAACAAGTTTATCATAGTCTTCTTTTATGTTCTTAGCCATTTTAGAGCCTAGCATTGTTTTCTTAACACCAAGCAGTCTATTCATATCCGACATAGCAAACTCATCACCAGTAGGCATATCTACTGCTTCTGGCATAAATTTATCTACACCTGCTCTTTTTAGCTGAGGCATAGGTCCGGGCATAAATTTCTTAGCGTACTCTGGGTCACCCATCATTCTAGCACCGTGTATAAGTCTATCTATTTGTTTTCCAGTTCTTTCTTGATTTAAAAGACCAGAAGGAACACCATTACCAACTTGTACTAGTTCTATATTGTTACTCATTGGTTGCATTCTAATGTTTTTCATACTACCAAAACCACCACTTAAAGCTTGAGCCTCATCAACTGCCGCCATCTTTTTACCTAATGCTACAGCTTGAGCATCCTCTCTTTCTCTTCGTTTTCTATACTGTGCGTCAGACTCAGCCAATTTGAACACCTCCCATACGAGTACCTATCTGCATAGGACCTCTAGGTCCCATAACTTGTGATAGCATACCACCTTCCTGTCCATAAACATAACCACCTTTTTTCATATAACCCATTTTATTGCGAACTGCTTCTGGCAGTCTAGACAATCCTTTGTTTCCTTCGGGTATAGGTTTTAGTGCAGAGCCACCTTGTTGATAACCCTTTACTTTACCACCATACATCATACCTTTCTTATGGGTGTAACCCATTTCTTTCATACGTAAATGGTCTTCCATAGTATCAGCTTTGTAACCTTTACCTTTTTTATCGTACATCATATGACTAACAAACCCACCCTTTTTCATCTCTATCTTTTCTGTTTTATCTTCAGGGCTATTTTTTTTGTCTCTAACCAAACCACCATACATCATATACTCTAAATCTTCTGGAACGCTACCACCTTCTTGTCCAAATAAACTACCAAGTCCTTTGCCTATCATACCACCAATAGGTCCACCCATAGCAGTACCTGCAATACCAAGACCAGTCCCAATAAGTGATGCCATACCACCTGCCGCTTGACTGTCAATTTGTGCATTTGCTTGTCTTTGAGCGTTCATAGCATTCATTCTATTAGTGTTCATACTTGCTAAGTTATTAGCCGCACCACTAAGCATACCAGCACCCTGACCCATTGCACCTTGTAGGTATTGATTATAAGCATCCATAGAACTTTCTTGTGCTCTGTTAGCACCTGCCGTAGCTTGAGCCGCTAAAACACCTGACGGTGCACCATCTGACATAGCCGCAGTTCTTTGTGCCATACGAGCTGACATAGCCGCCGCATCCTGTCCCTGTGCCATCATTCTAGCTTTTTGAGACTGGTTAAACGCAGAGTTGGGGTCCATCATTTCCTGACCCCTACCCATCAACTGGTCATACGCCTCTGTTGCTGGAGCGTAAGCATCATCGTACTCTCGTCCTATAGTACCTACGTTACGTTTTTGATTTGTACCAAATAAATTGCTAAAAAATCCCATAATATCACCTTAAATATAATTAGACTTGTTTTATTTCTCAACTGTTCTTATTTTTAATTATAAAAGTATCCTCTGCACTACGAACCCAGCCATCGCTAGTTTTTATTTCTAAGTACCACTTACTTTTATCTTTAACTGTTCTCAATGTTCCTTCTTTACTACTTGCATTACTTTTTTCAACCCTACCCGTTTCTGAATCTACTTTGTCTGCAATAGTATCTATTGTTTTTTGTATGTCGGATGGTGAGCTTACTGGCTCATCTCCAAAATAATTAATTCTTGAACCAGTATCTCTGGTAATTTTTCTATTTTGTGTTTTTCTCATTTAGGTTTTTTTGGTTTATATACTATTCCTATAGAATGACCTTTAATATTTGTTGTACTACCATTAGTACCTTCTGCTTTTAATCTTACCCATCTTAGTTTAGAATAAGTTGATGCAACTTTTATAGCATTACCTGACCAACTAGAGCCATAATTGTTAGATACATCTGTACCACTTTGATACGTTGACTCATCGTTTGTTTGATACTTAATACTTGTACTAGGTCTACTACTAGCATCTAGTTTTACAACTCTAACTTTTTTATAGTTAGTGTCAGTACCTAGTGTAAGTTTTTTGCTATTCCATTGCCAGTTTTTTCTAGATGTACCAGCACCCATTTTAATTATTCTACCTTCTTCTGCTAATAGTATAGGATATCCATCATCACCGTCTACTGTATCAAATATTTTGTAAGTTGTTTCCCAAAGGTCCCATCTTTTTTGTGGTATATAATAAGACCAACATCTTTTATCTGTACCACTGCTATCTGTTTTATGAAAAAAGAACAACACACATTGTCTTGTTGCATCGTAACCTACAACAGCTAAATCTTTTTCTGCATTAGTAATCATATCCCAACCACATTGTGGTTGTTTCTTTATAGTAGTACCTATCTTATCTATCTTTGGTGATGACTGATAAAAATTATTATAGTCTAACCAAAACAAACCACTAGACGTAGTTTTTAATGCTTTGGGTCCTAAGCAACCTATACCAGATATGTTTTCTTCTATAATAAGTGTTTCTGGATTGACAATACACATCTGATTCTTACCAAATACATACAGTTTACCAACAAAACTTGCTAACGCAGTAGGTATAAAATCTAATTGTATAAAATTCTGTGACCAGTTAAATATAGAATATTTACCCGGCTCACTTCTAAATAATACATTTTCTCCATCAGCAAACTCAGGATGATTACAATTACCTATAAACATATACCCATTTATAGATGCGTTTACTGTATAGTCTACACCTAAAGAACCTAATGTTTCTGGTATACCGTTTAACGCTTCATAAGATGCACCTCTACTACCATCGTCTTGTACAGTAAATTTATACTTACCACTTTGTAAATAAAATTTATCTATAGACACTTCTTCTACAAACCTATATAAACCTTCAGGTTCTAAAGATGTTTGTGATGAATCATCTGCTCTATATAAAATAACAGATGTAATTCTTCTTGATATTTTTTTCTGTTCACCTACTACAGCTTCTTCATCTATTTCTATAGGAACTTGTAAACCATCAGTTATTGCAGAACCTGTATCATATGCTCCTATTATACTTATTAAAGCTGACTCTTGAAACCCGTCATATAATAAAGAACATTTGTAAAATACTTTTTTAATACTAGAATCTCCCAACCAATCTTTACTACTATTAGTAGCAATAGTGTTTATATTAAACCAAGGTGCATTACCAGACAACTCATTAGAATTTGCACTACCTGAGCCAATTTCTTGTTCTATATACTCATCACCCTCATCATCTCTTCTTGTTATATGATTAGAATTATTTGTAGCTGGTACAGAAGCAGTAGTCATACCTGTCATTTGCACTTGCCTATCTGATAAAACATAAGGTCTTTCATCTTCTGTATTAGGTAAATTTGTACTCTTAGTATTTGTAGGAGCTGTGTCTGTTGTTCCAGAACTATAATTAGAAAATTGATTGTATATAGTACTACCACCTGTGTTTGGAAACATACTTAAATGACCACTTTTAGTTTCAATATCATTTATAGTTTTTAACTTTGCTACGTTTTCTTCTCTTTGTATATAATAAAAACCTATTCTTTGTCCATCTGTTTCTGAATAAACCATAGCTCTGTCATTAACACTTTTACTAGCACTAGAAGCAAACAAAGGTGCATCAGAAGGTGCAGGTACTTCATTCTGTTGTAAGTTTGCACTACTAATACTTGTTAATGTATTACCACTTAGTTTCATATGTGCCATCATTTCACAAGGGTTTCTACCACTACTATCTAATGGAACTGCATAAGTAACCCATTTAAGTTTCCAGTATTTATAACCATCCCACCATAAAGGTCTAATAACAGCTATCTCATAACCACCGTATTCACCTTGTTCAGAATCTTCATAATTAAATATAGATTGCAGTTTAACTGTTACACCTATGTATGGATTTTGACCATTAGAATCATAGCCTAAATGTATCAAATTACCTCTCTGCATCATAGTAGGATGATTGCTACAGCCCATTTCTGTTTGACTACCATCATCACTACTTATTTCTATCCACATATTAGCGGCTTTATTTTCACCACTATAACTATTTTTAGGAGACATAGGTATATAATCTCCAGCTTCTATATTACCACCAGAACTACCAGAAAACTCTGACTCATTATAAGATTTAAAATTTTGTACCTTAAACAAATAACCATCTATAAGGCTACTTTCATCTATTGTTTCTCCTGCTGATAATATTAAATCAAATATTGTAGAGTTGTCATTTATGTTGTTTACTCTTGGAATCATTAAGAAATCACTAAATTTATTTAAAGATGTATTTCCACTTGGTGCTTCAAGGTTAAATGATTTTTCAAATGTAGCTACTGTACCAGTATCGTTAATGTTGTAAGTCTGCATAAAATTTATATAACCACCATTAGTAGGCTCCATTAATATAGCTATACCTGTTATCTTACCACTTGTTTGTAAAAAAGGGCATATACGTATAGCTAAAGGAGTTCCGGGAAGGTCTCTTTTATATACTTTATTAGTATTGTTATTGTAAATATAAAAAGCAGATTCATTTTCTTCATAATCAAAACCAATAGAAAGATGAGCATCGTCAATAGTACTAGCACCACCTTGCAACATTACAGAATCAGTAAATACTTTATGACTTACAGAAGATACTGATACTGTTTGATAACTTTTTTCTTGTATTCTTTCAAATTCTTCAGCATCGGAAACACCCCATTGATTGTTTTTAACAAAACCAACAACCTGTGAGCTTTTATCTTTTCCTACTCCTACATAAGCTAGTTTATTATTAACTACATAGTCAACATAACCAGTTGGTTTTGCAGGTATAGGTTGCGTTTGTATTATTGTAGGGCTGTCTGTGTTATAATTTTCTACGTATGCAGTTTCTCCTGACTTAGAATTTATTGCAATCAAATGCTGGTCGTCACTCTTATCCATAGGTATTAACCTATCAAAAGAAGTGGTGGTATCATTAGGTGCTAATCTATAATCTGGAGACACAGTGAACTCCCATTTATCTCCAGCTAAATAAGTTCCTAGACTAGACCTAGTAAATGTAACTGACATACCTAAAGTTAACAATTTAGCAGTTTGTGCAGAGTGGTCAGTTACTGTAGTTTCAGAACTCCAAGCACTACTTCCTTGTTTAGTTTTCCATTTAAAAGTTGTACCATTATCATTATTCATTCTAATCCAGAATATAGTATCTACTGTTCCTGTAAATGTACCTGTTAATGTGGCATACTGTTTATTGTTTGGAGTGCTAGTATCTATTGCCATAATTAATTATGTGATGGTGCTGGTGCTTGATATTGTTGTGCACTATTTTGAGTTTGATGCCTAGAACCTTGGTCCCAGTCAGTTAATACAACATTATTATCAAAACCTGTAAGTTTTAATGCTTTATCATTTGTTATACCTGCTAACTGACCGTTAACAGTAGGGTCTATATTTAAAGAATAAGATGCGGCATCAGTAGGAATGTCTCTCTCATCTTCCGGATTAGACATTATTCCTCTATTAAAGGACGGTATTTCAAAATTAGACTTTGGCACTTAACTCTTTCCCCCATAAGGAAGTTCTCCCGTCAATAATATTGACGATATGCACCGTAAAATTTCCGTCATCAAAATAATCAACAACAGCAAAAGCGTGTGCCCAATTTGTTTTACGATTGCCAAGCCATCCATTAGCTTCATCTGACATATCCTTTAAACATCCCAAACTCCAAGAACTTTTTGGTCCATCTATATGCGTTACTGAGTGCATTTGTAAATCGTGATGATGTCCATAAATTACATTGCATCCTAGTTTTAATAAGTGGTTTCTTGCGTGTGCAACTCCACCATAATGATTTCCGTGATAATACCATAGCCTACCTAACTTTAAGTATTTTCCGTTTGGGTAGTACTCAAAACCACGTTGTTTAAGTAAGAGTGCGTCTGGGACCGTAAGACCTTGTAGATAGGGGTTTTCTTCAGCAAAGGAGTTAAGCCATTGTTCGTGATTTCCTTCGCAGAAATATTTTTCTTTACATCGTACCTTATCAAGGGCTTCATCAATAATATCCATACCCTCATTAACAGCTCCGATGTCTTCATATACTCTCGGCAACTGATACTCCAACGGAGGACGTTTGCGTTTCTTCCATTGCCAGTGTGATACTGAACTAAATTCTCCACTATCGCCGAGGTCAACGTAAAAGTCTGGCTTAATGATGCGAATCGCTTGGCAGACCACATCAATAGCTTTTTTGTCGTGTAACGGAAAATGTTTATCTGGTGTAACGATTCCACGTTTAACTACACCTTTATCTAATTTGGTGGTTGTTGACATATGTTCTCCATCCCCTCAAGGTCTATAAATAAATCTTCAGTTTTTCTTAGATGTTTTACAGTAGTCTGTTTTGTAAAGCGTAGCATTCTTTCACCACAGTCATCACATTCCCAAAATAAAGGTCCCTCATATGCACACAATATTTCTATACCAGTAACATTTTTACTCTTACAATGAGCACACTCGTCAGGTTTTTTACGCCACTTTTTAGTGCCCTTAATGTTAAGGTTGTTGAACATATCTATACCTCTAACGCCCTTCGATACCATCCAAACCAATACTTTTCTAAACTAGGTTTCCTATTTATTAAGTCTGCATAGTATTTAACTCTGTAACTTCTAAGCCTATCTGGTTCTAAACCAGACTTTAAAGCATTACTAATTGTCTGTGGACCTATACCCCCATCAACTGTGGTCTTTACGCCTTTAGCACTTATTGCCGTTTGCAATATCTTTACAGCTCTCGACTTTCCCATATTAACTACCATATCAAAGTATATCATACGTAGTTCTTCTGGTACTTTTTTTACTTTAGCTTTTAACCAATAGTCTTTAAAGTATATATCCTCAGCATCTTTTTTAGTTAACTCCTTAATATTAAGATAGGGATATGCTTTTTTGCTAATGCCCATATTAGTTTCCCCTCCCGGGTCAACAGGGTCATTAACATATCCCCCTTCGTGTTTAAGGATAACTTTGACTGCTTCCTTAAATTCCATTTACTTTTTAAACATTCCTTCAATAATGTCAGTTACTACATCAACACACTTTTCAAAGAATATTTGTTCTTTTTCTTCAGAAACAAATGGTATGTCAATCTTCTTATTGATGGCAGATGCAATCTTAGAAGCCATATCTTCGCTTCCTAATTCATCTATCATTTTATCTTTCATAGCATCAGCTTGTTTTTCAGCTAATTCTAACATCATTCCTTTTATGTCCATTACGACTCCTTACTTTGGTTTTTGATTTTTAATATTAAGTAGTATATGTTGATTGCAAACATTATGCACATAAGAACGCCAGATATAATATCAGTATAATACACCATACCTAGACTAGTACTTATGCCACTAACTTTTAGACTATCCATTATTTTTTCTTTTTAGGTATTCGTTTGGTTTTTCCGTTGTGAGTTGTAGCAAGAATATGAGTAGCTGTTTCACCTTTTTTCTTACCGTAATATGTTTTACCTCCAAAAACCCAACTTATAAGACCACCTTTGTAACCTTTTAGTTTTTTTAATGCCTCTGCTCTTGTCATCTTAACTTCCTCGCTTTACTTACAGCACTAGCTTTTTTTCTAGAACCACAATTACAGTTCCATTTACGCAATGCTTTGTTAATTCTTGAGTTTGGGTCTCTAGCTGTCTTAGCACTAGTAAGTCTTCTTTTCATTCCACACATTCTTGCACAGAATGACTTACGTCTAGCTTTAGCTTTACCCTTTGGGTTTTTTTGTGTTACTGGAGCTTTAAGTTTGCCACCCTTATAACTCGCTCTTCCCTTTGCATTTAAACCTCCACTAGGAGATTTACCTTCTTTTCGTTGCCACGCTGGTGATGCCATTAGTGTTTCCCGTTTATTCTACTTAATGAGCCATCTATACGAGACACTTGATTATCTAAATCATTTATCTCTTTTGTTAAAGCATCGAACTTCCTATCAAGTTTATCATCAGATTGATTCCATCTTCCTATTAACTTAATAATCATTCCTTCCATATTTTCTAGTGTTTCGCTTTGACCCTTGTTTTCTATTTTTAAATTTTCCAATGCTTGAGCTTGTTCATTGCCTCGTTTGTTCATTGAATATACCATAAATACAAACATAGCTCCGACTACGCCAATCATTCCTGCTTCTGAATATAATGCTAAAAAGTCCATATTTCCCCGGATTATTTATTTTTACGCCCCCATTTAAGAGGATTTAGTTCAAGTGATTGTTTATACCATTTCTCAATCTCTTTAATTTCTGCCTCGTGCTTCGCCTCTAATTTAATAACTCTTTCTGATAATAGTTCAAGTTCTCTTGTAATATTACTAAGTTGTGTTGTAATTCCAACGTACGCATAGACAAGTGTACCTGTAAGCATAAGCAACTGAATAAGCCACTTAATGTTAAGATGGATGCTGAAGTTATCATCAATCCTATCCATTTTGTACGACCTCGCAAGTTTACTCATCCTCTTTAGGTATCTCTAATCCCAAGATTTCCCTCATCTTTTTCCAAATGCTTTGCATATCTTCTAGTTTTATATCACCAAAGTTTTTACCATCTATTAAGTCGTGGGCTTCTTTGCATTTAACTTCTGCATTTTTTTTCCACGCTTCTAATTCTGCTTTTAACATTATTTAAACCCCGTTACTAATCCGTTTGTTACATTAATTTGTTTGGTTTGACCTTTAGCATTGTAAACAAATGCTTGACTACCAGTAAAGCTACCACTACCTGCTGGTCCAGTCGGTCCCGGTGGTCCGGGTGAACCTGCTGAGCCTGTTGAACCTGTACTGCCAGTTGGTCCCGGAGGTCCCGGTGGTCCATCAGAACCTGTTGGTCCGGCTGGTCCTGCTGGTCCTGCACTTCCCGTAGAACCTGTAGGACCGGGTCCACCATCATCTCCATCTGCACCTGCTGGTCCTGTTCCACCAGTTGGTCCGGGTGAGCCAGTATTACCTTTTGCTCCAGTATCTCCTTTAGGTCCCGTAGGTCCAGTTCCACCAGTAGGTCCTGCTGGTCCCGGAGGTCCAGCTACCGTACTTGCAGGTCCCGTTGCTCCTGTACTTCCAGTATTTCCTTTTAAACCTTGTGGTCCGGTAGGTCCCGGTGGACCTGCTGGTCCAGTAGAGCCTGTTGGTCCAGCTACAGTACTTGCCGCTCCTGTAGGTCCTGTAGGACCCGGTGCACCTTTAGCACCAGTAGGACCCGTAGGTCCGGTAGAACCTGTAGAACCCGTAGGTCCTTTTAATCCAGCTAATTGTGGAGCAGTAAAGTTTGCATATACAAATGCAGGTCCGGTTGCTCCAGTTGGACCAGTTCCTCCAGTCGGTCCTGTAGGTCCACTACCACCCTTAGGTCCTGTTGGTCCAACACTACCCGTGTCTCCCTTTGCTCCAGTAGGTCCAGTAGGTCCTGCAATTCCTTGTGGACCTTGACTTCCAGTAGAGCCAGTTGGACCTTTAAGTCCTGCTAGTTGTGGTGCTGTAAAATTTGCGTAAACGAATGCAGGTCCTGTAGCCCCGGTAGGTCCGGTACTTCCAGTTGAACCTTTGGGTCCAGTAGGTCCAATAGGTCCGGTACCTCCGGTAGGTCCAGTTGGTCCGGCTACTGTACTAGCGGCACCAGTTGGTCCAGTTGGTCCTACTGCTCCAGTAGCACCTTTATCACCTGTGTTACCTTTAGGACCAGTAGGTCCTGTCGGTCCTGTTGGACCAGCAACAGTAGAAGCGGCACCTGTAGCACCAGTCGGACCAGTAGCTCCTGTATTGCCTTTAAGTCCTTGTGGACCTGTAGGTCCTGTTGAACCTGTTGGTCCTGTAGGACCAGTCAACCCTGCTAACTGAGGGGATGTAAAATTTGCATATGTAAAAGCTGGACCAGTTGCACCCGTAGGACCTGTTGGACCAGTAGGTCCAGTACTGCCGGTACTTCCTTTAATTCCTTGAGGACCAGTTGGACCTGTTGGTCCTGCAACCGTAGAATCGGCTCCTGCTGGACCAGTAGCTCCGGTAGGACCAGTAGACCCAGTTGCACCCTTATCACCTTTTATTCCCTGTGGTCCAGTAGGACCTAAAGCCCCAGTAGGACCAGTAGGACCTGTAGGTCCAGTTGCTCCGGTGTCACCTTTAACACTTAATTCTGCCCAATTATTATTAGAACCAGATGGTCTTGAATTACTATTTGCTTTTACACATATCCAAGAACTGCCACTATCATATACTGCATCATCTACAGAATAGCTAGTTGCACTAGACCAATCGTTTCTCCACACTAACCCTTCAGGACCTGTGCTTCCAGTAGGACCTGTGGGACCAGTGCTTCCAGTTGGTCCGGTAGGACCTGTAGGACCGGGACCTCCAGTAGGACCCGTTCCACCTGTTGCACCAGCACTACCAGTAGAACCTTTAGGACCTGCTGGACCTTGAGAACCTGTGTCTCCTTTTGGTCCTGCTGGACCCGTTGGACCTGCTATTCCCTGAGAACCAGTATCACCTTTAGCACCTGCACTACCTGTTGGACCAACTGGTCCTATATTACCTTGAGGACCTGTAGGACCTACGCTATCCCAATTTTCTGATTCTGCTGTACCAAAAGCATTAAATAACATTTTGTAAATATGGTGCACATCATCATAAAGTTTATTAAAGTCAACCCTTAATAACTCTACAGCATCCATTACATTATGTGTAATAGGGTCTAATGTTGAATCTGATTCTACATTATCATCGTCAAATAAGTGTGGTAGCCTAGCTTTACTTTTAAGCGTAGTTGGTTTAGTTGTTAACTCTCTTAAATTTGCATTATCTAGTTTTTCTTTTGCCATTATATTTTTGTTATTCTTAGTCTAGCACCGTATAAACGATGTGAGGTTGAAGTTGGTTGCCATCTTAATATCATATACCTACCACTAGTAGAAGCCGCTATTCCACTTGATGGATTAACTGCATTATCTGAATTAGTATATAAAGTGGTTACTTGTGCAGATGTTGCAGTAGCTGTTGTGACATCACTATAATAAATTCCTATTTGTACACTAGCTGTACCATTTATACAAGCGTGAGTAACTTTATAACCAGTAGGTATAGGTACGTTTGCATATAGTTCTAAACTAGATGACATAACTCTTGCTTGTGCACCATTATCTACAATAGCGGCGTTAAAGTATGAGTTGTCATCATTAGGCATAAATTGTGTAGGCATTATCCATAAGTAACCATTACCATCAATAGTACTAGTGCTATAAGAAAGTGTATTTGCCGCTGGTATAGTAGGTTTATTAGCTAAATCATTATAATTAAGACCACTTGTGTTGCCGTGAAAAGTCACATTGTTCATAAAATCAGCATCACCACCATCTACAGTAAAAGCATCTCCAACAAATACATCATCAGTTGTTTCTATTGAGTGACAAGTGAATTGACCATTACCCTTTACTTGTGCTTTTACATTATCATCTTTATCGTTAAAAGTTGTTATATATTTTGTACCTGCATTAGTTGCTTGTATTTTTAAACCATAACCATTTGCATTTGAATTTTTTATATTTCCAGCAACTCCTCCACTGCTATCTACAACACTTTGCATAGCACCAGCAATATCCAGTTTCCAAGTATCACTAGGTGCAGTGTTTATACCCAAACTTCCATCTTTAATATATACGTGTTTGTTAGTACCATCACTACCAAATGTAAAACCATTTACTGTTTTACTATTAGAAAAGAAACCTGTTTTACCATCTGGGTCAAAAGATAATACTCTTTCAGGATGTGGAGAACTGCCAGAATAACCATTTCCATTATGTATCCAGAATTGGTCGTTATCTACAGTATGACTTACTCCTATACCAAACTTGTTTGTAGTAGCTGTTTGGAATAATATTCTTGCTTGGTTACCTGTACCACCTCTTCTAATAAAAAGTGTTGATGTACCAAGTGGATTAGTCCCTCCAAGGTCAAATGTAGGATTAGCTCCCTGCACTTCTACTTCGGCTTGACCTGTGTTATCACCTTTTAATAAAATTTTTGAATCACCACTAGGGTCTTGATTAATAGTAAAGTTACCTTTACAATTAACAGTACCATTAGCTAGTGCTTGAAACTCATCATTTTGTATTTTAAGATTACCTAAACTATCTACACTAAATGGATAAACACCACCGCTTTGTGTACCAATACTTAATGAACCACCAACCATAGTAATACTAGCATTTCCATCAATAGCATTTTTAGCGGCGTCAGCTTTAGACTTTACAGTACTAGCATCAGTGCCATCTATTTTACCAGTAAAATCTCCAGTACTAGGATTAAATACAGAAGTACCATCTGTTTTAATAAGTTCTCCTTTAAACTTACCTGAAGAATCAAACTTGCTATTATCTATATTCCCAAGACCTACATCTGACTTAGTAGGTTTATTATCTGTTCTATAGAAGGCAGATAGTGATTTACTACCAAATGTTCCTGTTACATTACCAGTAAAATCTGAATCAGCTCTTTGTAGTTTTTTCCAAACTTTAGCCAACTTCTGCCTCTTCTACTTGCGTGTATTCAGGGTCAGCTTCTGCCGCTTCTTCAAATGCTTTTTTAAACTTTGTGTGCATATCAAATACCCATTTGCCTTCTGCAACTTTAACTTCTACTCCAGATAATAAGGTACAAACTGCTTCTAATTCTTGAGTTGTACATTTAACTATCTTTAGTTTCTTCTTCGACATCTATTCCTCCTTCTAACATTGTCTTTATAAACTTAACTTTTAAATAAGTAGTAGTAGCTTGTTCAAGTTCTCTACCCCTGTACGTTCTTTCTATCATTAAGTCGTGTATATAGTTTATATCAACTAATTCTAATTTAGAAAGTTTTGCTTGTAAATCTACTACTTCTTCTTGTGGTTCGTTTTTTACTACTCCTTTTGCTTTGTCCCAAAATCCCATTAAGACTTTCCTGCGTCTATTACTTTTCCATTTACTTTATAAGTATAAGGGTATCCAGTTATATTAGATTTACCTTTATGATATTTTTGTAAATTACTTACGTTGCTATTAAATGCGTTAGTAGTAACTTTTTTTGCTGGAATTATGTCACCTTTTTTATCTTTTTTAGAAATCATATCAACCATATCGTCATTTAACTTCTTATTTATTTCAGCATACAATTCTGCTTTAGTCATAATCTCACAAGCAATTTCAGTAGATTGGTCCATACTCATATCATTTTGCATTAACCAAATTCTACGAGAACCATACATTACATTACCATCTGTATCAGCACAAATGTAATCATACTCTTCTGGTTTATACCCTTTATCTTTTAAAGAAGATTTTAAAGGGGCATAAGGGTATGCTTCCATACCCTCCCATTGCCCACTTTTTGGTACGGTAATTTTCAAGTCGCTTAATTTAAAGTTTTTTACTTCTTTAGCCATTTTTTACTCCTAAATGTCTACGACTACGTATTGTTCACCACCTACTACACCTATCTGACCAACAACCTCATTAGCTGGGTCATTGTCAAATGTAGAGTCACCATCAACATCTTCTGCTGTTAGTGACATTGGTGCTTTACCTTTAGTTGCTAATGCGTTAGTTGTGCTTGTAGCAAAGTTTGCATTGTCGCCAAGTGCGGCGGCTAGTTCATCAAGAGTGTTTAATGCTCCCGGTGCACCACCTATAATTGCCGTTTGTGCGGCACTTGACGCAGAACTTTCAGCTTCTGCTACTGTTTTACCACCAACTTTATCAGCGTCAATAGTCTGTGCTGTGCCATCAAACTTAATCTTACCACTAGCTACAGTAATTGCTTGATTAACTACGTTTCCTAAACCTACGTTAGCGGCAGTTGTACCAGCTCTAATAGCGGCTGTACTATCTTGATTTGATGATGTTCCTAATGCGGCACCACTCTTAATAGTACCTACTGCTGTACCATCTACAGAACCAGTTAAGTTTCCACCTAAAATTGTAGATGTGCTATCTTGGTTTGCAGTAGCTCCGGCGGCGGCACCTGACTTAATGTCAGCCGCACTAGTTCCACCGATAGTACCTGTAAAAGCACCACCTAATATTGTAGAGGTACTGTCTTGGTTAGCTGTTGCTCCAGCCGCCGCTCCAGATTTAATATCTGCGGCACTAGTTCCACCTATGTTTCCAGTAAAGGTACCACCTAGTATGGTTGCTGTTGAGTCTTGGTTTGCAGTTGCACCACTTGCGGCTCCAGTAACTACTGTAGATGCGGCAGTTCCATTAATGTTACCAGTTACATTTGCAGTAACATTACCACTTGAGTTAATTGCAGTTCTTGCTCTATCTGCACCTGTTTTAATATCGGAGGCACTCGTACCCCCAATATTACCTGTGAAAGTACCACCTAATATGGTAGCAGTACTATCCTGATTGGCTGTCGCCCCTGAGGCGGCACCACTTTTTATAGTCGCAACGGCAGTACCGTCAACTTGACCAGTAACATTACCAGTAAAGTCACTGTCTGCACGTTGGAGCTTCTTCCAGACTTTTGCCATCTGTTTTCTCCTATTCTTCTACAGACACCAGTAAGCTACCTTCGCTACTATTATAGTATAAAGTACCTTCAGAATTGTCACTAGGTGCCGATGTTCTTGGTTTTAAATGCACAGCTCCTTGGTAGTCAACCGAGAAAACCTCTGTGCTATTATTAAGTATTTGAAACAAGTCTCCAGATGATACTGTACTACTTGTTTGGTGTTTTAAAATATTTCCTTCTACTAGTTTTGGCAATACCTCTACATCTGCTGTTCCATTATCTCTGTAGAATTTACCATTAGATGTGTTATACCAAACTAACTTTGTATATACATCTTTAACTAGATTAGGACTTGATAGACTTCCTGCCATTATTGTATCCTCGTATATGTTGGTGTTACTGGTTCTGCAACTCTAGTTGTAACTGTAAAAACTGGTTTTACTACTCTTATTAAAGTAGGTTTAACAGGCAATGAAACACGACTTGTAGTTGTACCTCTAATTAATGTTAAAAGTATATTGTTAAAAGGATAAGCTATTTTGTCAAAAGCTAGATTTATTTTATCAAATGATACTGAC